ATGGCTTCCTGTGCCGACACATCCATACGCGACCGCAGCGTCGGCAGCACGGGGATCAGCGAATCTTCGGCCATAATGTCGCTGAACATGACGCGTGCACCCACCGGCGTCGGCGTCAACTGGCGCCGACCTGGCGCAATTGTCGGCGTCGCCTTGGCCGAAATCGGCATGAACTCATCCGTTGTCATGTCGTTCTGCTCGGGCATCGTGTACCACACCGGATCCGTGCCTTCCGTCGGAATATAGATCGTGCTCATCCCCTGCGGCACGGTGATCTCGTTCAGACCCGCCTTCAGCAGTTCCTGGTACACCACCGGCTGCCGCGCGACTTCCCAGAGCTGCGTGGCATAGGCCTGTCCCACCCAGTTCCCGCCGTTGCCCGACAGGTTCGTCGCCACCACTTCGTCAGCCTTCAGCGGCATCGCAGCCTTGATTGCCTCATAATCGCGCCCGTACGCGTTGTTGTCGTACGGAAGCAGGCGTTCCAGTTTTTCGAACGTTGCCTTCAGGAAATCGAGGCTTGCCGGGCGGCGTGCTTCGCTCAGGATCGTCGCGCCGAAGATCATGTCCTCAGCCTTCAGATCTGCGAAACGCCGGTCTTTCATATCGCGCGCACGCGGCTGCTGTTCCTGCGTCCTGCTGCCCGCGCGGCTCTCCGGCGTCAGCGAATCGGCAAACTTGGAAGCGGCCTTGGCGAACGTGTCGCGCGCATTGATCGTGCTCAGCACGGCTTTCGCCACGCTCTGCACCAGCGCTTCAGTCTTCTGCACATCGCCCAGCGCGGCCTGCATTGCGTCGCCGCTTTCGGCGTTGGGCACTTCGCCCTGCACCGCAGCCACTGCCGATGCCAGTTGTTCATCAGTCAGCGTCAGTCCGAGCGCCTGCGCCACGGCCTGCACCATTGCAATCGGGTCCATCTTGACCTCCTGTGTCAGGGTATGCGCGGGCATCGCCAGCGCTTTGATTGGCATAATTGACGTGTCGTAGGGCTGCGCCGGAACCGGCGTCAGGCTCCCTTCGACGACGCCCCACTGCAAAATCTCACCAGTGTGCTTGTTCACCCGAACCGACTGCGGCAGCGCCCCGCTCGACCAGCCGAGCTTGCCCCGCGCAGCCAGTTCGTAAATCTTGCGCTCATACGCATCCCGCATCTCAAGCTGGGCTTCTGCCCACACGCCGACATCATCGACGCGCACCGTGTCAATCGTGCCGACGCGCTTCACCCCCACTGTCCGATCCAGCCCATGGTGATACAGCACCATGCTCGCCGCGATCGGGAATGAGTCGAGCAGCAGATCCGTCGCCGGTGTGAAGTATTCGCCTTGCAGGTCGGGCCGCTCCGCGCTGCCCCACGCAATCAGGTACCCGCCAATGCGCCCATCGGCCTTTGCGCCCTGAAGCGCCTTTACCGTCTGTGCGCCGGGCCGCCCCGGTGCGATCAGCAGTTCGTCTCGGTTCATCCTGCCCTCCAATGCAAACGGCGCCCGTAAGCGCCGTCCCAACAAAAACGACGCGCCTGGCGTCGTCTGTGTTCACCTGTGTTGTTGCGGCTCATCCTGCAGCCGCGCTCGGCGTATCCGGGAGAACTCCCGGATAGCACGTCACTTTCAGCGCGCTCGCAGCAGGCGATTGATCGCTGTCCTCACGCCCACCTCGAAAGCCGCGCCGATCTGCGCTCGTTCACCCTCGATCTGCGTTCGCAGGGGTGTCCAGGTGCCGTCGTGATATCGACTCTGATTGCCACCCGGCGGGGGCAGGTCGATCACAAAGCGCGCATACGGTTTGTTCGTCCCTACCGTCACGATAACCCCGTTTCCGGCGCTGTCAAGCGCTTCCACAGTCGAAGTCATGCTGTTCGCAAGTCCACCGGTGCGTTTGTACGGAATGAGCCCTTTGGCGACCATCCCCATCACTTTGTAGCGCTGGCGCTCACTCTTGAACTTCGACTTGTAAACCGTGCCGTCGCGCCGCCGTCGCGCATATACCGCTTTCAGCGGCTTTCCCGACGGCGCAGGGATCTGGCGCGCTGCCGCTTCAGCCACTGCCGCTGCCTCGCGTCCACCTGCCAGCATCACTTCACGAAGTCGCGGCGGCCCAAACACGCGCTCGGCCTCACGCAGCCGCTCGCGAAATACCGCCGACAGGCTGATCTGAATCACGACTTGTTCGCCTCGGCGCGCTTGCGTTTCTCCTCCAGCTCTGCGACATACTCCACCCAGAACGCATCCAGATCCGCCGACTCTTCGTCTGACAGGAAATGGTCCCCGCCTTCCGGCCATCGCCTGTCATGTTCCGCGCGTTCGGTATCGGTGACCGGCGGCCTGTCAGTGAAATCGCCTTGCGCTTTTCCTTTTGCTTTCACGTTGCGCCCCTGTGTTCGCTGCATATATCTCCGCAGCGTGCTCATTGAATAGCTTTCATCGTCCAGATCGAAAGTCAGATCAATTGCCGAACCGTTCTCTCTCCACCACTCCAGCCCGCCGGGACGACTGACAATGTCAGATACTCGCGTGACATTGCCCCACACCGGGCGTGCCAATGCGCGCTGCTCATCACTGAGATCTCCATCATATCCCAGTTTCGGCCAGATGTAGTAGCCATTCCACATCGATATGTTGTTTGCGTCACCTGCTGCAAACGTGCTGATACTGCGCCCGCGCAATCCGCGCACATATTCCACCTGGTTGGAGAAAATCGTACTGCCCAGCCCCTGTCCCCGAAGCTCGCCATCAATGCGAAACAGGTCGTTGTGGACATGCAGATCACCATCTCTCATGCTGTACGTGCGCCTCTGAACGAGATTCGGCGCCTCTACATGGGTTCTGATCTCGTCGCCGATCACCGATACGGTTGCGCGCTGCCCCGGAACATACGCCTGATCGACGCCGCCTGCGCTAACCAGTCGCTGCGGTGACATGCTGCGTCCGAATATAGCGCGAGAGGTCGCATTCACATCACTTCCTTGCTGCACCTGCACCGGGTACCGAGCCGGCGGGATACGGCGCACGCCCTGTTCGACGGCTCGATCCACCATCTGCGCCGCTTCCGCCACATAATCGCGCGTGATTACGGGCCTCGTAAAGCATCTGCACCCAGGGTGCGCTGGCGGCTGCCTGATCGCGCCATTGTTCCAACCTTCGCCAATCTTCGCCTTTTTGCCGTGCAGCCCCCCGCACACCGGGCACACCATCTGATCCTTCATCGTCTGCCACTCGATCTGCTCTACGCCGGCTTTGTCCCAACGCTCTTTCGCCCCGGCATTGTAGACACGGGTGCTTTCCGTCTGTGCGATCAGCTGCGCCCGCGCCGGGTTGTTGAAGATGCTCTCAAGCTGCCTGCCCAGATCATCCCTGGTTCCGCCGTCTTGCAGCCAGCGTGACACCACGCGCTGCACGTCGGCACTGGTCGTTGCGTTGATGCCCCGAATCAGGTCATAGCCATAGCGTCGCGCAAAGTCGATGGCCTCCGCGCTTTGCAGCGCCCAGTCAATGCCGATCTCCGCCTTGACCGCATCCAGTTTTTCCGGCTCGATGCTCGCGCGTTCGCCATCCACCGCCGCCATCAGCGACGCATTCCCGGCGGCCATCCCGGCCAGCATCAGTTTGAGCAGCGGCCCCGGTTCGTCCTCGCTGCCTACCCATGCGTCGATCACTGCCTCGTCTCTCTGACCAAGGAGGAGATCGACACGCCCGGCTGCTTCACTTGCGGTAAGCGTGTCCCCGCCAGACAATGCAGACATCACCTGTTGACCTGCTGCCTGCATCACATCGATTAGCCACGTCGCGCCGATCTCCTCGCCCAGCGCTTCATATTCTGCCCAGTACGCGGCGTAGTCTTCCGGGGTTGCGCCCGTCACCTGGACACCCAACGCTCGCTTGATGGCGATGTCGTCTTCGCTATCGTCGTCTGACAGGGGGTGCACCGTCGCTGCCGTCATCGTTTCGCGCGCGCCGCGTGCAAACAGAATCGCCATCTGATCGCGCTGGGCGTCCATATCCGGATACAACGCATCGATCATTTGCAGTGCTGCTTTCAGCACCTGCGCTCGCGCCGGGTCAATCACGTTGACCTGAAAGCGACTGGCTTTCAACGCCCCGTGCTTCAGCGCGTACCGCCGCCACGTCGCCAGTTCGGTTTTGGCTCCCTCTGCCTGCGTGTCACTGTAAGAACTTACAGTGACCGGCGCATCTTCCTGTGCCATTGACGAAGCTTTGGTTTGTCCTGGAACCGGCGCTGCCTGCATGAAAGGCGAGGGCGCTCCAAACGCAGGAACGTCACCGAGCCGCATCATCGGCGGTGCTGGCGGCTGATACGTCGGCAGATCGGCCAGACGCACAAACTGCGAACCGCCGGGTAACATGAGCACATCCCCCCCGTTGACCGGCTCTTCGCCCAGACTGCGCCGGTACTCGTTGATGGTGATTGCGCCGCTTTGCAGTTTCGCCCCGGCGATGCGCGTCTTCACTTCCGGATCCGCCAGTTCGTCACGGATCTCCTGCACCGGCAGTTCAAAGCGTATCCCTGCGCTGGCGTCGAACCACGTCAGCAGATCGGCGTTGACGATGCGCGTAATCTGCTCGGCAGCAGGCAGCACCGTCAGATCGTAGAATGTGCGCTTCTGTTCCGGCGACAGTTGGTACGCCATGTCGGTGTAATCGACCAGCGCCGCCGGGACGCCGACTGCGCTGCACACCCGGCGTTTCTGCTCGCCGCTCAGGAACTGAAAATCTTCCAGCGACGGCGGCGTGACGCTTGTCACATCGAACGGCATCGGCATCAGCAGCGGTCGCCCGGCGTTCTTGTAGCCTTTCACATCCGAGCGCAGTGTCTCTTTCACCAGGTCGATGTCGGTCGGCTGAAGCCGGTTTTCGCGCGGCGAGAAGATCAGACCAGGGCGCGCATTGTTGGTGATGTACCGATCCTGAAACAGCAGCAGCTTGACATCCACATTGATCGCATTCAGCGCCGCAGCAATCAGGCTGTAGCCGCGCACGTCGTCCAGCGGGTGCAGCGTCCGGTCATAGATGATCTCATCCGGGTCGAACGTCACCGCCCGCGCATCGCCGTTGTAGCGATAGGCGACGATCTGCCCGGCCATCAGCACCGGCGTGATGGCGATGTTGTTCAGCGCGCGGGTCGTGAACGGCATCCCCTGCGTCATCGGGCCGAACGGGAACGCCATCACCTTCTCAATGTACGCTTCGCCGAACACCGCCAGCGCAAACGCCCACCGTTCCCACAGATCCTGCCGGAAAAACCGCTGGCTTTGTTCCAAGCCGCGCGCAAAGGCATGATCTTCTACCGTCTGCCCGTCACGCGACACCACCCGTCCCCGGCGCAGCACGCTCGCAATCATGCCGGTGCGCACGTTCACCGCGCGAAACGCCCACACGCACGACATGTACGCCCGCGCATAGCTCTCTGTCTCGTAGTCAAAACCGCCTGCCGTGTTCATGCCCGCCGCGCGCAGCCAGTTCGACAGATTCACACTCGGCTCGCTGTCGCGCTTGAGCGCCTGAACACTGCCGGACGCATCCACGTAATACCCCAGCACATCGCTGAACGTCGCTTTGACGGGGGCAGCCTTCGCCGCGCCGCGATTCAACAATCGACTGAACATCGGAACCCCCCACTTACCAAAGAACATCATCAAGATAAATGCCGCCGGTTGTCAGTCCAGACCGTGCAGCATGCCACGCCAGCGCCAGCGCGATCACCGTGTCGTCGTGCTCGCCGGCGGGCGCGCCGTACTGCCAGTGTCCTGTCACCGACTGATGCGCCTGAAACGCCTGAAGCTCGCGCCGTTGATCCGCGTCCGGCAGCAGCTTCAGCCCGCCCTCTGCCAATGCAATGCGCAGTCCGGCAATCAGCGGAGGTTTACTTATCGGCGTCGTTGCAAACGGAATCAGCGTCGTGTGCCTGGGCAGATCCACATACAGTTGCTCGATCACTGGCCCCATCGCATTCTTTTCGGCTAGCAGCGCCGCTATCTTCCACTGATCGCACAGACGCACAATCCGGTAGCGCATCTCGTCCCACGGCAGGCGGTTGAGGCGCATCAGGTGCACCTGTTCGTTGCGCTCCACATCCAGCACGCTGCACACGGTGTAATCGTCCGTCTGCCCGAAGTCCAGCCCGCCAGCGTAGTGCCGTCCCTCCTGCGGTGTAGCGTCTATCGGCGCGCTGAACACCCCGTCCAGCGCGCCCGTGAAGAACCCCGTGCCCGACAGTAGGAAGCATGTGCGCGGGTCCTCAGGGTACTCCTGCAAGAACAGCATCCCCAGCTCGCGCTGTTTGCCGCGCCGCCATACGATCTGTCCCGTTGTTAACCCGTGGGCATCGACCAGCGCGCGTTCAGCATCCGTGTACGTCGCAGCAAGCTCAAACGCCTGATCGACCGTCACGGCGATGGTATACCCGGCATCCCACCACCACGGATAAAAGTGCAGCTTCCATGCCGGATCGCCATCCAGCGCCTGCATACACTGCTCATAGAAATAGCCCTGCGCGCCGTTCGGCGTCGATTCCAGCACAATCGCGCCTTCGTCCGATACGCCCTGAAGCACCCCCGCCATCGTCTGACGCGCGTCTTTCCAGAACGCGACCTCGCTGCCATGCACATCCGTGTACGTGCCGCCACGCCCCTTGTGCACGTTGCCTGCCGTCACAATCGTGACCTCCGAGCCGGTGCGCGGGTACGTCGTCGTCGTCTTGTTATCGAGGCCGCGTTCCGGCTGTAGTCCGGTGGGCAGGCCACGCCAGAATCGATCGGCCATGCGGCGCAGCTTCTGCGTTGTCTCGTCGTCGTGCGCCAGTGTCGCCTGAAGCGATGCCCGCGTGATCGCCTTGCGAAACATGCTCGCCTGAATTTCCGTGCTCAGCCCCAGCTGCCGCGCCTTCAGTACCACGTCGCGCCGGGAACGGTTCCCTGCAAAGTGCGCCTGCACCCGATTCGGCTGATACCGCACCATCTGTCCGGCCTTGTCCACGATCTGCAACGACGCGATCAGGTCGGCACCGGAAGTCGACTGCTGAAGGCGCTCCATCACCCCGCGCGCGTACGCCTCAACATCAAGCATCGGCAGTAGCTTCAAGCTGCTGCACCATCGCCTCAAACAGGTCACTTGCCCGAATGCCGCGCTTTTCGGCCATCTCGTAAATGCGCACCGTCACCTGCACGATCTCGGTCGGCAGGCCGCGCAGAAGCTGTGCCTTGTCGACGGCGATAGCAGCCACCGTCGCCGCCTGATTCGCAGGCGTTGAACCCACCACATTTTCGTTCAACAGGCGATCAACATACGCATCCTGCACCGCATCCCAGCGCGCGGCACGGTCGGCTTTTTTGGCGTGTTGATGTTCAATAACCGCGCTCGAAACGCCGACACCAATGCTCCAGCAGCGCAGCGTGTGGTAGGGAATACCGATTTGCTTCGCAGTCGCGCTGAGATTCCCCGCGTTTTCGCGCAGCGTCACCAGCGCAGCCGCTTTCTCTTCGGCACTGTAATCGCGTCTTGCGTTCCGGCTCACAGTGCACCCAACCGGTTGCCAAACACGTAATCGATCGACCGGTTGATCTGCTGCTGAACCTGCTGCGTTGATGGCGCCCAGCCGCTGCCCTTGCCCCCCGCGCCTGTGGCCGCCGACAGATTCGCCAGCGCCCGGTTCCATTCGTACCCGACCGCTTTCCCCCATGCTGCCGTGGCCTGAAGCGTCGCATTCAGATACTGTTGATGAATGTTCAGTTCGGCGCGCTTCGCATTGCTCAGGTCGGTCAGCGTCTGGCTGTACGCCAGTCGGCGCGCGCTCACCTCCTTGTTGCCGCGTTCAATTTCGAGCGCGATCGCGCGCTGCGCGGCTTTGCCTGTCGCCTCATTCTGCCGCTGCAAATCACGCCGCAGCGCATTCAGTGCATCCGAACGCGATTTCGTTTCATCGGCCAGCTCATCCTTGCGCGCAGTCTCGGCCTGCTTTGCGGCCAGTGCGTCCCGCTCGCCAACCGCCTGGGCAAATGACCGCGTGAATGAAC